TTCTTTATAATAGAATCGTGGTATTTTAACCATAACCTGACCTGATGCTCCTGTAAGGTCTGCTCCAACAGGTATTTTAGGATTGTTATATTCACATAGAACTTGATTTTCTGTCAGATTATCTGCTAATAAGACCAACTTAATTTTTGAAAAAATCAATTTTAACGTAGTTAATTCTGTCGTTCCTGTAAAAGTCATAGCAGGATCTGAAAATCCATCATGCGAAAAACCAACATGATGTTTTAATGTGCTTGAATTATTTTTTATTAGTAGCATATTAATCTTTTATTAATCGTAATGAAACACCTATTCTGTTGTCAATATCACTATCAACAGTTCCAAATATTGCAGTTTCTGTTATTCCATTAAATGTTCCATCAACATCTCGATAACCTGCTGGTAGTACTGTTAATCCTGTTGTGTTTGTACCTGTATTACCAACACCCCAAAAATTTTCAGTTGCTTCTTTTAATGCGTCTGCATTATAGTCTACAGTTTCTTCAAGTGTATTAATTTCTACATCAATAGGGATATTCCACCCCCAAGGTGTTGTAGGATTTGCTGCATTATAATAGTCAATATCCATCTGCAATAATTTTACTGCAAACCAGTTATATAGCTTTCCGTAGATTGCGCCTAAACTTGCATCGTTGTTGTAGTAACACCATGCTGCTGCTGCTTTTACTGCCGCATAGGTTTTCTGTTCGTCTGTGCCTACTGTTGCGGCGTAAACTGAATCATAGGTTGCTTGTGAGTTACTCCAAGCTGTATTGTCTGTCACATTTGCAATCGAATTCCCCATCGGGGTTGCAACAGCTTCAAAGTTACTTGAGCTAAACACCTGTTCCCCTATCTTTACTCCTACTATTCCTGTTCCTTCGTAGCCTAAATATCCTCTGTTTTTAAACCAGTTGTATTCTGATATGGCTTGGGAAGGGGTGAGGGCTACGTTGCGGATGATGTGGGCAGGAATTGAGCCATGAACGTAATACCCACGGCCTGACATCAATCTATTTATATCAATAGATCCGGTTAATGACCCATTTTCAATAAATTCACCATTTAAATATAAATAACCAACACCAAAAGAATCTCTAACCCACGTTACTATTGTTCCTTTCCCGATATTTTGTAAGGAGGAATAAATAGAATTAAAACCATTAGTTCCAGTGTAACAACCGTAATTATTGCCCCCCCCAGTTTTTGTTTTAAAAACTGATACGCTTCCTCCACAGTACCCTGAATCATTAGCCGAAAAGCTATTATCACTTAAAACTGTGCTGATTGTAAACGCCTCATTAGCAGCAAAACTAATAGTAGGATGCGTCATATACCTTGTTGCACCATTAGGATTCTTTAATCCCCATTTTTCATTAGGTGCTATAAATCCTGATAGGAAAGGCTGACTTGCTTCTGTTGTTTGGGTTGCATCGTTTGGAGTTGAATCTAATGAATAGGCTTTAGTTACATACTTTGTATTTCCACTTGTACGAATGTTGTATGCTCCTAACATTCCAAACAGAATACTGTCGTAGATGCCGTTTGCTTTGGCCATTGAGATATACGATTGTATATCTACTTGTGAATCTATATTTCCACCATCAGTAGTTACTCTATCAAAGTATTTTCTTGATAAATTAGATAGTATACCTGTACCTTGAGAAGGTTTTAATCTATATCCTAGACCATATCCGTACATATTAAGCCTCCCTTAATAGAATAACATTACCTGTTGCTAAAGTAATTGTGCTAAACCCTCCGGGAATAGAATAATATCCTTGTCCAAAAGACATTACTGTAATATCTCCAGATACTTTAGATGGATCTAATAATGTGATTGATGATACGGTAGCTTCAGCAGTAGTTACTACAAATCCATAATATTCAGCTGTAGTTGCTGGTGAAGTACTTGATAAAAATGTAATACCGTCTTCAGAATGTGCTTTATGAAACCATTCATCGGCAGCTTTTCTATTAATAGACGTAATTCGTGAAGTAACTGTTTTTTCTGAGTTTTTCATTGTTAAATTAATTTTAATTGACAGGTTCATTCCTGTTTGTCTTACAAATATACAAATAATAATTTATTTTTCAATAAGAACTTGAGTAACCTATAAACTTTAAATAATAATAGCCCTATTAGAGGACCTAATAGAGCTATTATAAGTAAGGGTAGTATATAGAATTAAGAAATTCCTAATACAGTTTTTAATGATGTATTCAATGTTGCTGAACTTTCATCTTCAGTAGCAATCATTACACTACCATAAGCAGTAACAGCACCTGTTAAACCAGTAACACTTTCATCCACATAGTCAAATGTAATTACATCATAAGTTTTACCAGAAGTAGCATTCAATGCACGTTCAACTGGATAATCAGCTACACGATAAACTTCTCCACGATTATATTTCAAGAAGGATTCAATTTCTGCAATTTCTTCATAAGAACCCATTCCTTTAGAAGGAGTCGTATTAACGGTTTGAATAGTGCCACTAAATGCTTCATTCAAAGTAACATTAAAATCAATAACTTGATATTTAAGAATACCAGCTTTAAATTCTTGAGCAACACCTGTAAGTGAAATACCCCAATGAGTAGCAACATTAGCAGCAGTAGCGGCAGGAACTACAGATACGGTATTAGCAGCTTTAGAACCAGATGTACCAAGGAAAGGACGATCCAAAGTAATAGTAGCAGCAGCAGTCCCAATACCAGATATAGCAGCAACTTTATATACTTCATCAGTCAATGCCTCAGTAGCAGCACTGAATCGAATATAATCACCAACTGCAATACTAGCAGCATCTGAATTATATTTACCAGCATCAGCCGCAGATCCAGCAGATTCAACAGTAGTAACTACAGCAGAACCATTAACAACTGTAAACGCACCACCAGAAGTATCAGTACCAGTACCAGAGCAAATAAGCCCCGGTTGAACCATAACTTTTTTGTTGGTTTTAACTACAGCAGTCATGTTTTTGAGGGCATTAGCAAGAATACCTTCAGCAATTTCTTTTTCAGTAGCATCAGCATCAGAAGTATATTCTGACTTTTCATACGGTGGATGTTCAGCCATTGCAGAAGTATTATCACGAAGGATAACATTCATAATATAAACATCCGAGTTTTCTACGTTAATAGAACCAGTAGTACCATTGTACCCTACAAATACTTTCTTCTGTGTAGGTGCAGAATAAGCAGTAGATGATTTACGAACAATATTACTATACTCAATAAAAGGAGTAAAAATAATTTGTCCGCCAGCATCCTTAAACGCTACACGAAAAATATCACCTGCTGACAATGCAGAAGTAGTAACAGTTCCACCATTTTTAAATACACCAACTTGTCCAGTTGCCAAACTTGCAGGAGTTCCTGAAGATAACAAAGCTAAGTCTTTACCAATAACCATATGGGTTACATTTTTTTGTCCGATCATTTTTTTAACTTTTAAAAATTAATACTTAAAATTACAATTTATTTTTTTGAGATTCTACTTGTCCTATTTGATATGTTTCAGGTGTTACAGCAGCTCTCATTAATTTAACAGCTTCATCAATAATAGCATCATGAAAACTCGCATCTAATACACAATGACGTTGATTAGCAGGAGTTGTAGTATCTACTACAATATTAGGTAACTCCCTTAAATATCTAACTCTATAATCAGTAATACCTGTTCCATCTGTAATCAACTCAGTTCTTTTAGCTGAAGCAGCTGTTGTTGTTCCTGAAGCATCTGTTTCTCTACTAATATCCATTCTCCATACTAAACCCGAATAAGGTTTTTTATATGGATTTTTAACATTAGCCCTATACTCATCATGGGTAATAGGTTTTACAGTTGTTTCTTCAGTATTACCTGTTAATTTAGCAGCTTCTTCTACAGCTAAATAAAATCCTGCCGGCATATCATAAATATACCCATTTGGATGTTTTTCTGTTTGATCTGAAGATAATGCAATATCCCCATTACTAACAGAAGCTGATTTAATTAATTGGTCTAACCTGCGTCTAATATGCTCAGATTGTTCAAACTTATCAACTAACTGTTCTGTAACAATCCGTTGAGCATTTGATAAGATTTGACTCATTTGGTAATCATCATATGCTGGAGCAGCATACTCAAATAATGAGTCAAATCTCATCTGAACATTATATGATAGTTCGTTAGCAGTCATTAACTATTTCTCAATCTTTGTTCAATCAATTGTTTAATTTCTTTATTGTCTATATGTAAGAACCAATCTACTGCGCCCATAAATGATTTAGCAATCAGTTCTCCAGTTTCACCTAGAGTATAATCAGTTCCATTTTTAACTTTAACTTCTCCAGCATCCATAGCGTCATATAAAAATAATTTAATGGTTGCTTTTGGATCATTTACAACACTTAAGAAGTCATCAATATTTTTAAGCAAAGGATCTTTAGCTTTATTACTTCGTTCAATTACTTCAACTACTTTAGCTTGTAAAACTTTAAGATCGGCAGTTTCAGAAAGTTTAATACCTAATAAACGTAGTACATCAAGTAATTTCTGAGGATTCTTCTTAATTTTAAAGTATTCTTCCCAAGCCTCATCCTTTTTAACTGCGAATTTAGTAGATTCTTCTTCTTTATAACGTTCATCAACAAGTTTATATTCAAACTGTCCTGAATGTATATCCACACCATCTTTAGCAAATTTAGGATCTACAGAAAGTACTTTATATTCTAAAGCATCCATTACATTAGATAAATCTAATTCCTTTGGGTTTTTATCTAATCTAACTTTAAATTCCGACCAAAACTTAGAATCCTTTTTATTAGGATTTAATTCACCCTTTTCCAATCCAAGCATTATTTCAAATGCCTCTTGTTCATCCTTAGTTTCAAAAGGATTTACATAACAACGTGTGGAAATACTTACTGGAAGTTGGTATAATTTCCAACAACCTGTAAATGTATGATTACCATCATGACCCACTTTAAAAAACCCTTTATCAATAGTGTCAATTGGTTGTACAATAACTTTTCTATTTTCCAGATATGATTCTGGTGATTTTTTTACTTCTTCTTTAACTGCTGCCATTTTTTAATCAATTTAAATTTATTTTACAAATATAAGGAATTGTAGAGAATAAATCCCTACAATTCCAATATTTTTTTTATTATACATAGTTCATAATAAATTCTCCAAGCCTGTCTGGACGATGTACTTTAACACCACACCAGTCTTGACGGTGAATTTCATAACCATCAATAGAAGTTACAGCCATTGACGCACGTCCTTTACCACCAGCTGAGTAAGGATCACGCATACCCGGAATGTATTTAAATACTTCTTCCTGACCTTTAATACGCATCAACTGAATATTAGGTTGACCCGATGCTGTACCAAAGTCCATAATAGTTAGACGATACGATTCAAGCAACCCACCATCTGGATGATAAATCTTATTACGAATAGGATCATCATATTCAGGAATATGCATGAATTCAAAACGCAGACCATTAATATCAGCAAATTTCACAAATTGTGGACGATTGTAAGATCCTTTAGATCCTGCCACAATTGTGTTCATACGATTGTTTTCAGTACCATAAGCAAGAGCATTGGCACCAGCGTAACGTTCAATAGCACGAGAAATCATTTTCAGACCATACTCCCCTGTACCAATTACAAAATTACGTTGATCTTCTTTAATCTTACCTACTGATAAACTCAATGCAAAGTCAACAAGAGTTTCAATGTTGAATGTATTATAGTAGAAACGGTTAGAAGGAGAAATTTGCTCACGCAAACCCATACCCGCTTTAATTTCATACTGTGACTGTCCAACATTACCATAAGTACCATCAGCACGTTTATTGGATTTACCAAACATTAGCAAACGAGCTTTTTCACGACGAAATTCCTTATCAAACTCCCAGTCCAAACGGTTAATCCAAGTGGTATGACGTTGTACACTACCATTAGCATTAGACACTTGCCAATCAAATACAGCAGGAGAGTTCTTACCTTTAAGAATCATGTTACCCGGAACCAAGTGTTTTTTACGCAACATGGAAATACGGTTAGCCATTTTGAAAGGTGCAGTGAAGCTAATATCAGAACCAGTTGCAGACAAAGTTTGTTCAGCCAAAGAGTAATCGGCAGACCAACGAGTACCAGCAGCCAATTCAGTATATGGAATATACAATTCAGGATCTGAAGTTACCAATTCTACTTTAATACGGAAATTAGTACCAATTTGTACTGGTTCATCTTTAACAAGCAGGTGATAAAGATCAGGATTATTGCCTACAATTACGTGGGTTTGGAAAAACAATTTTTCACCAAAATACATGTAGAACTGTTCACCATATTTACCCGGAGTTGAACTAGCTGAAAATGAATTACCAGCCAAGTCTGTAGCAGAAATAAGAGGAATATTCTTACCATCTGCACCCATGAGTTTCCACTCATATTCAGTATCATCATCCAAATATCCAATAGGATATTGATTCATTTTAGATACTAGGTCATCTTGCAAAGATACTTGATAAATAGTATCAATAAATTTAGTTACATCTTGAGGTTTTTCCCCAAAAAGATACCCTAAGTTATTTTCAGTAGTAAGACCTGCCCAGTCTTTACCTTCATATCGTAGGGTAGGAAACAACGATTGTGTTATAGCCATATTTATATAATTTTAAAAAATTAGTTTAAATCGTAATATTAGTCATTGCTTTAAGCAAATCATTTGATGTTCGCGGCATCCTATTATTATAGGATTGACCAGTTGATTTTTGCAAATCCATTCTGCTTGCAGCAACTTCTAATTCTTTAATAGCACTTTTTTTACCAGTACTATTTAATTTAGAAAAATCAGTAAACCCATTTGTTACTTCATAGAAATAAGCAAGTTTAAATTCAAAATCTAACGGATTTTCCATCCTGTGTTTACCAATAGCATTAATAGGGTTTCCATAAGCATCTCGAGCAACAGGAGTAGTCATTGTCTTATATACCTTATCTCTCACAATATTAGTAAGAGGTAATCCCGGAATAATCTCCGAAGTTGATTCTAAAGTCTTTTTAAAATCTTCCAGAGCTTTCTGTTGCGCTTGTTGTGCTTGTTGTGCTTGTAATTGTGCTTGTTGAATAGCTTCCGCCTCCTCAACTTGCAGCAATGCTTTCAATTCTGTCAATGAACTTTTTGCTTCTGAATCCAATTCTCCAAGATCATCCAACCTTGAAATTTCTTTATTAATCCTTTCATCAGAAAATTTAGTTGTTCTTTTATAAAAATCCCTAACAATTGATTTCTGTAAATCAATATTATCGCTTAAAGAATCTTCTGAAATAGAGTTGTATGTTAAATTGTCTTTATCTATAGCCAACAATGTTTCAAGTGGTACACCTTGTTCCATGTTATCTTGTAACCATCGTAGTCTAGGATCTAAAGATTCTTTATATTCGTTAATACTATTTTGAAAATTCGTTTTAAATACATTTAACAAATCTTCAGCAGATTCAACTTTAGATTCATCAGAAAGATGAAGAAGCCCCTCTTCCATTAAAGAATTAGCAATAGCAGTATATAGAGAAGAAGAGTTTTCAACAGGTTTATCGTCGGAAGAGGGGTCTTCATTTTCTTCTGTGTCAACAGTCTCTTGTTCAAAAGCATCAAATGGACTGTTTACTGGGTCCTGATCATTTTCTTCTTGCGCACTACTTTGCACACCTTCATCATCAATTTCTTGTGGTTCATTATTTTCAATGAGCGATGCCATGTTCTGCATGGCTGTAAAATCAAATCCTTCAAATAAAGTTTGATTTTCTTGGTTGTTTTGTTCTTCTACTGCCATAATACTGTTTTTAATTGCTACACAAATTTATTATTATTCATAATTACTATCAAATTTTATACTCTTAAGTTCAAATTTCTATAAACATTAGATTCATTTATTTTATATCACCTAGGAATTGAGGTTAATAAATTATCTTTTTCTTGTTTAGTCATAATGTTTTTTCTACCTCTAGTTAACCCACCGCATTTATCACATCTAAATTGATCATATTTAGCCGTATTAGTTACATAAGGTTTAGTTAATTTAGTTAAAGATGTGCTACCACAACAAGAACAAACTGATTCTTTACTATCAATATACATTGCAATATTAGGATGTGTTTTAATATAAGGTCTTAGTTTAAGATACACTTCTTCAAGAAGTATTACATCCATATCATTATATGTACTCATTTCATCAATAGCATTTTGCCTGCCAAGAATACAGTTTTTCCATAAATCAAACTCGGTTTTAATCTTATTACCTACACCAAAGTAAGTACATAGTGCATCCATCTTATTAGATGGGAATCTGAATTGTGAGCTAGCAACTTTTCTAGTATCTACAGATTTAATTTGCGAAAAAGGTTTTAACCCATTAATAACTGCTCTAGCATTTAATAATGGGATATCAAAAGCATCACCATGATGAGCAATCACAATGTCTGCTTCATCTACAAGTTTCCATAAAGATTCTACAATACGTTTATCATTAAATACAGCTACTTCTTCAGGAGTAATTTTATCATTAATAACTTCTGTAGAATATAACCATTTAGCACTCCAAGTAAGAAGTATTGGGTCTTGAATAACTTGATCTAATGATATATTCTCTTTAAATCTTCTCCAAGTATAACTAATTGTTGGTGAAGATTCTACATCAAATATTAATATTTTTGGTATAGATTCATTCTTAAATGTAACATCTTTAGGATGATAGTCAGTACCAAATTCTTTTCTATTTTTATTAATAGCACGTACTAAATTCTTGACTTTATAGATAGTATCTTTATCTGTTTTAAATCTTTTACTCAGTTTACCTGCACCCATTTTTAATAGGTAACTTTTCTTCTTAAATAACTCAATAAGTTCTTCTAGTTGCATATAGTTTATTTTTTAGTACTTGACGTACTAGGTTTATTTTTACTAATACTTTCTGTTGCAATATTATGACGTTTTGTCTCCTGTAGTTGATCTCGTTTTAAACTAACATCTTGTTGCTGCTTTTGACGTTGTAAGTTAATTTTTTCTTGATCTAAAGAATTATCTTCAGGTTCAACTTGATTTCTCATTGAAGCAACTGTTATAGCTTCTTCATATTTTTTATCAATTTCATAGTATTTAAGTTCCCTATCTTTTTCCTTATCTTCTAATTGCATCTGATTCATTCTTTCTTGAGCTTCAAATTGTTTAGTTTGAGCTTCTTGATCTCTTTGAATTTTCTCCTGTTCAGAAATTTCAAGTTTTTTAGCCATATCAGATATAGAATCAGATCTAAGTATTTTAATAGGTAACAACATAGATTCACCGTTTTGTACAGCAGCATGAGACAATTGTTTAATCAATTCTCTAATTTCTTGATCATCTGAACTATTAGATATAAACAAATCGTATTCTTGTGATGCAAAATCTTCTCCATTAAACTCTAAAAAGATTTTACTCATGTCATCTAAAATAAAGTTTAAATTTACTGATTTAGACTTAGAATATAATTGTTTAGCAGTATCTAATAATGCCTGTAAAACTCTTTTCTTAGTTTGATCATAAATATAAAACCATTTTTCAGTAATATGTGAAGATTGGGTTACAGCTCTTTCTACACCTCCAACAGTTTCTCTATTAGATACCTGACCTTCACGTTGGTCAGTTACACCTGCAATTTTACCAACTTGTTTTTCAATATATTGCAACATCATAATAAGTTGCTGGATATAATTACCAATTTGAGGATCTAGTACTTTACCAGTAGTATTAAATGTACCGGCTAATTTACCTTTAGCAGCACCTTTCTTACCTTCTCTCATTGGGTCTACAATCATATAACCCAATACATCTGCATAGTACATCCATTCTTCCATATCCCATTCATCTGGTTTTTTGGATACATCTAATTCCATAATAGGTCCTTTATAACGTGCCAATACAAGTTCTAATCTCCTCATATATACATTATAAAGATACTGGTAAGGTTCCATTCTACCAGTTAATGATTCACCAAAATCAGTACCTACATATCCTAAGAAACACATTGATGGATTATCAAAATGTCTCATTTGTACAGGTTTAACTCTGGTTTTTACATATATATCATCCCCTAATCTAGTACCCTCACAAGCCTCATTAATCCAAAACCAATTAACTGTTTCACCTAATTCTTTATTTGGTTTATAGTATTCAGATACTAATTTTTGTTGTTCAACTCCATTTTCATCAAAATATGTTAATGTTCCAACTTTACGTCTACTCAACCATTTAGCCCTTACTACCCTTACATTACCATTAACATCAAAAGGTAATCCATAAGCATATTGAATATTATTTAAATCATCTAAAGGTCTTACAGCACTATTACCAAATTCTAAATTTGAATATAATACAGGATTTTGATTATAGTGTTTTAATACCCCACTATTACTACCTCCCATACCTCGCTCATAACCTGCTTCCAAATCTTGTACCTGACTTGGGGTTAATTCGTCATGGAATTCATCAATTACTTGTCCAATAGGTTCATATGTAATTTCAACTATAATATCGGAATCTTCAATTTTATGGCTGTCGCCTCTACGAATACTATATACATTCCTAGGGTCACACTTTACTACTACAGGTTTATCACCCCAACTATCAATTCTAAATATTACACGACTTGAGTTTAAGGCATCTCTAAATCCTCTGGAAAATTTTTCTTTAAGATCTTGTTCTCGCCATAAATATTGTAAAATCCTATTAGCAGTTACTTCAAATAACTCCTTATATTCATACGTATAATATTTATTAATATTTTTTAGTTTCTGTTCAACCTCTTTTTCATCAAAAGACTCTGACTGAACAACTTGCATTGCATATTGCAAAATCTCATCTTTTAAAGCTTTTGTATAATTACTATGAGCATCTTCATTTTTAGATATTACAGACCAATCAAACCTACGTTTAATTTCTTCACCCTGCAATAAATCTAATTTAGGAATAGTAAGTGAATAATTTTTAATTGATGCTGGCATATTACCTTCTTGAATCTGCATAGGATTAAATACCTGCTCAATTTCTCTTTCATCAATAATATCTTTATCCAGATTATACCAGATATTCATTTTGCGCTTAAGTTCTAGTTCACCACTATTACGCATTACTACTAATGATTCTGCTGCATCTACACAATCAATAAACCATTGTTTATTTTTTTTGCTAGATGATATCTTTTGCGGAGGAAAATAAGTATATGTTTTCATAATATATCACAAATATATAACATTGATTACAAATTTAATTTAATTTACTTAAAGGATTGTAATTTCTATAAACATTAGCTGTTTTATTAGTTCCTTTATACGCTCTTTTCCAGAAATTTCTATCCCTCATTTCTTCTTCACTGGATATTCCTAATTGTTTCATATCTTCAAACATTCTCTTTTTATCAGCAATAAGTATCATTAATATTAATAATGCTGAGACCCTGTCACAGTTTAAAGACATAGTAAAAGCAATACATTCCTTTAATAAAGCAGGAGATCTAAACGTATGCATATTCTTTTTTTCAGAGTTTTCGCTGGATTCAGAATAAGCTTTTTTACACATCCATTCTTTAAAATCATTAATTGCCCATAATTTCAGTTTATCAGAGGTCATGTTAACACCTAAAGATTTATTACCTATTCCTTCAGCTTTAACAAAGTTTTGTTCTTTAAGTATTTCAGGTACTGGTAATAACATATAAAGTGAATCTTTATTTTTCATGTGTCCATAAAACCCTTTTTTATTATTTTCATAAAGAATATAAGCATTGTAGTATAATGCTAGCTTTCTAACATTCTCATAATATTCAGAGGCAAACTCAGTTCTAGCTGTATATTCTGCTACTAATCTATCTACTACACTATCATATACCCAAGTAGATTGCAATGATCTTTTAATATCACTATTACCATCATCATCAACAGGGTCTAATACTAAATAATATCTATCAGGTATTGCTTCATCATCTGCGTTAGTTTTAGGTTTTTCAAATATTTCAATACAAGCATCCATATCAACATTTTTAGTTAATGGGTAATCACGTATTGGTAATTTATTAGACGGTCTTGTTTTAACTTTACCTGTACCATCAATGTGTAAATCAACCTTCCAACTTGAATCCAGTAACAATTTATTAGATTCTAACTCTACTAAACATTCTTTAAGATCTTGTGTTGGGAAGAAGTTACCTTCCATTCTAAGGAAGATTTCGGAGGGTACTAAGGGTTTGTTGATGATTAAACTTAATAATTTAGTCTTACTTCTAGATTTCTTAGCTTTTTCTCTTTCTTTATTTACTTCGGCTAAAGCTCTTGCTTCATTAGTAATTAGATTTTTACCTTCTTTATATTTATTTAAAGCATGTGTTACTGGAATAAACTTACCTATTTTACCTTTGTTTTCCCATATATCATCAAAGACTAAGCAGTTGTATGCTTCAGGGTTGTAAAATATTTCTTGTGCGTATGTAGCAGCCCCGGAAGTGGTTAAACCACCTGTACCCATACCATATATTGTTAGACGCTTAAACTTTTCAGCTGCTTGAGTATTCTCTAGCGATTCCCAAGATTCTAATAGGTTATTCACGAAACCTACCTCATCAATGAATGCTCTATTGGGTCGTGTTCCGTTGAAAACCAAAGGGTTATCTTGCAATGTACGGTGGTGTATTACAGATTTACTATCAGACGCCTCAACCTTTTTACTAGGCTGAAAGCTACCAGTAATTTCTTTTTCTAGCAAAGATGGATATACTTTTAAATTTCTACCATCATATATCTCATGTTTATCTGGTAAATGTAGAAATGCTGTTTTAACTTTATCTAATAAGTCTCCTGAGTATTTAGCATCAATGGCTCCAACAGCTGTTTCAGATTTTAAACGCTTCTTATTAGTTACAGCGTCAAAATATAAATCATAATCATGTGATCCATCAAATAAAAAATTGTGAGCAATTAACCCACTGGCACTAAACGATTTACCAAATCCGCGAGCACCAAGTAAAAGTAAATGTTTTGCTTCATTGTGGTACAGAGGCTTCCCTAACTGTTTTTTATGTATTTTATTTAAGTAATCTCTAGCTTCTACATACTTTTTAGGAGTTCCATCTTGTTTAAATAATGCTTTATATATTACATCATTTCTTACCCCCTCATCTGTACAATAGTCTAATATTATATCTTCTTTAGTACTTTCACCCTTTTCTATTAGTTGAATCCCCCTATGACAAGTAAATTCCTCATCGTCTTCAAATCCAGAAAACCCGATAGCTTCTGTGAAAGTATTGAACATCATCCAATCAATATCACGTAAATCAGGTAGTCCTAACCCTTTATACGTACCTTTCTCTTTATTGATATTATGGAAATTGATATAATAAAATAATTCACCACACATCCACGTATTCCCAACCCAATAACCTTCCATACAGAACTTTTTCATAGTTCTCCAGTAGGATATCCTAGAATACTTATCAATTACGGGATGAAAAGTTTCAAACTTTATTTTAAATAGTTCATTATTTATCATACTATATTGTTACATCTTTAGAGGAGTAACCTTTATTATTATTTTTTACAGATTCTTCTAATAACTCTTTCTTAATTTTATTAAATTCCTCATACATTTTACCTGTTCTACTCTGCATCTCATCTAAAGCTTTAGTATTATCTTTAAATTCGTTTCCTTCCGAATCAGTATATCCAAAAGAATACTTCTGAGTAGTGAGAAACTCATCTCTAGCTTTCATCCTTTTATCCCAAGATATTAATGACTTTTGAGCTTGAGTGCAAGATATTTCTATAAACTCGTCTATAACATCCTTATGTTTTTTTATAAAATCATCTGACTGCTTAGATGTTAACCCAAACTTAGCAGATAATACTTTTTCCTCTTTATTTATAGTATAATAAATATCAGAATCTGGATGATATATTAACGCAATACTCCACATTTTATCTGAAGAATCTTTTTTATCTTTACTCCTATCTTTAGAATGTAAAGATTTAAAAGGTTCTATAGATAGATACTGAGGATTATATTCCCAAAAGTTATTAGTTTCATTATAATTCTCTAGAGGATTTCTCATTTTTTTTATTCTTCTTTTTAGCCTGTTCAATCATATAAGCAATATCTGTTCTTCCATAAAATGTACCTAAATGTCTTAAATAAATAGCATTAAATGGGTCTTCAGCAATAAATTTAGCTACAGCTGACCAAACAGAAGTAATTACATCATCTACTTCTTCTACTGTAATATCTAAGTCAGTTGCTACTTTAGTATATATCTCTTTTGGTTTTTTTGGTATATACTTAGTCATTTAATTTAAACTTAATATCAA